CTATCGAGGCTACAGAGAACGCGATGATAGCAGGACCAATTACCGTTGCGAGTGGAGTAACACTGACAGTGAACAGTGGAGGAAGGTTAGTAGTCGTATGAGTACTTTAGGAATCGAAAATATAGAACACATTAACGGAACTAATGCCATGACGATTAATAGTACTGGTAAAGTAGATTTAACTAGAAATAATCAAAATCTATTTGCTGTACAGTTAGGTGCTGATCAAAACATTGCAACTAATGTTCGAACTACTGTTGGTCTCAATACTAAAATATTCGATGAAGATGATTGCTTTAATACATCGAATTATCGTTATACACCAAAAGTTGCTGGATTTTATTTTATTTATGGCAGTATACAGTGGATTCCTAAAAGCGCCGATGATAATGTGTATTTAGAAACAGCTGTTTTTAAAAATGGTTCTGATGGAGGTCATTCAACTGGTAATTCACCGTACTTAAACTCGTCTGGGGGTCATAGACCTAGAGAAGTTCTTAGTGTAAAGGCGGGTGCTGCTAAAGAAACAAACGTTGGAGGTCCTATTTTGACACATCTTAACGGAACTACTGATTACCTTACTCTAACAGCTTACATATATAACTACACAAATAGTAGTGCTACAGATAATATTTTAAGAGGTCACGGAGAACAAAGTTTTACACAAATGTTTGGTTATAGAGTAGCATAAGGATAAAGATATGCCAAGTCAAATAAAAGTAGATGAAATTAAAAACGTTGCAGGTCAGTATGAGATCAAGACGAATACTTTCAAAGGACAGACTACTGGAGGATCTATAGCTGTACAAGGTGAAGGTACTGCCACAACTAATATGCAACAAGGGTTACTTAAAGTATGGGTTAATTTTGACGGAGGTGCGAGTGGAGCAGCTTCAAGAGATTCATTTAACGTAAGTGGAATGACTGACGGAGGTACTGGAGTTTACACAATAGGAATTTCAAATGCTATGGGTAGTATAAATTTTTGTTTTACTACTGCTTGTCAGGGTGACAATGATTACGCTGTACTTACAGATTCAAGAAACACATATGCTATTACCTCTACCACTGCTTGTCCTCTTAATTCTCGCAGAGTAAGTGATAGAGCTGCTGTAGATAATGGTGGTCTTGGATTACAAATTAGTGGAGACCTCGCATGAGTACAATAGTAGGAACAAATATTGAAGTTACAAATCTGAAGTTTGACTCTGACACAACCTCTATGATTATATCAAATGCTGGTCAGGTTACGATACAAGGTGAAAATACCAACACTACTAATTTGCAACAAGGGTTGGCAAAATGTTGGTTAAGAATGAGTGGAGACAATACACCTGCTATTAACGACAGCCTTAATATAACTAGTATAACAGACCTAGCTACTGGAAATTATAGAGTGACTATTGCTAATGATATGGGTAATGCAAATTACGCTGCAACCACTGGTGCAGGTGGAGCATCTAGTAACAATACATTAATGAACTGTTCAACTCCCGGTGATGCACTAGGAGCAGGAACTATTGACCTAGACCTTCAGTATGCACACGCTACACCTAATGATCCTAGAGTAATTAGTTTTGCAATATTTGGAGACTTATCATGAGTACATTAGTTATAGATACCATACAAGGTAAGACAACTGCTGGTTCTGTTAACGTTCGTGGTGAAGGTTCGAATAATACAAACTTACAACAAGGGTTAACTAAACATTTTGTTAATCTTGATGGAACAGCTTCATCAGACTATGTAAGAGATAGCTTTAATAATGCTTCTATAACAGATGGAGGAACTGGTGACTATAAATGCGTATTTACAAATGCTATGGCAAGTAATGGATACGTTCATACCGTAGCTGCTGGTTCTGGAAGTGGACATACTGCTACATTATATTCACTTGGTCAAAACTTAACAGTTAGTTGCAGAATTTATGTTTTAGAACACGTATCAGGAGTTACAGTAACTGATGATGTACTAGTTGTTGGAGAAGTATCAGGAGATTTAGCATGACAATTGAAACACCTGAATTTCAGGGAATACATTTATGGGAGCGATTACACTGGGCAAAAGAAAAACTTGAGCCTATACAATCCGATTACAGAGTTGTTTGGGAAGATCCTAAAGAACCGGATGCACCTGCAAAAGTTACGATACCAGATCCAAACTGGCTAGCATGTGCAATGCAAGGTGGAATATTACCACCAGTCGAGTCTTATTGGGAACTGAAGAAAGACGAGGCACAACCAGATTTTAAGAAACATACGAGAGGTTATCTACTACATAATACAAAACCAGTTGATAAGATGACAGAAGAAGAAGCAATAGAATATTTAATAATGAAAGATATACCAGAACATGTATGGAAAGACTATGATAAGTCAAATCGTAAGAGACTAATAATTTGTAAAAAGAAAAACTTACCAAGTCATAGAACGTGGCGTAATGCTTGGAAGATTAATCAAGAGTTAGTAGCATAAGGAGAGAGAAATGACTACAATGATTCAAGATAAAGATGGAGTAATTGCTGCTGCTCCAGCATCAGTACCAGACAGGCATTTTAGAAATGCCTGGGTGTTTGATAATGATAAAGTAGCTATCACTGAAGATATTAATGCAGCAAAAGATATATTTAAAGATAAGATAAGAGAAGTAAGAGGACCACTACTCACCGCTGAAGATGTTGTATACATGAAAGCATTAGAAGAAGATGATGCAAGTGCTAAGACCGCTAGTGTTGCTAAGAAGAAAAAACTTAGAGATGCTCCAGCAGCGAGTGCTATTACTAATGCTGATACAATAGATAAGTTAAAAGCCGCATGGGATGAGGATGTTTTAGGAACGAGTCCTTATAAATAGAATAAAATAAGGATTTAAAAATGGCAGTTCCAAGTTCACGAGCAACACTGATAGATTACTGTAAGAGAAGACTAGGTGAACCAGTTATTGAAGTCAATGTAGACGAAGATCAGCTGGAAGATCGTGTCGACGAATCATTACAGTATTATCGCGAGTTTCATTCAGATGCTACCGTAAGAACGTATCTTAAACACTTAGTTACAGCCACAGACGTATCTAATGAGTATATTACATTAGCCAGTAACATATTATTTGTTTCAAAAATGTTTCCTTTAGCAAGCTCATTTAATAATTCGCGTAACTTTTTTGATATAAAATATCAGATGATGTTAAATGACATCGCAGACTTAATGAACTTTGCAGGTGACCTAGCCTATTATGAACAAATGCAGCAGTATCTCTCTATGCTGGATATGAAATTAAACGGTCATCCACAAGTACAGTTTTCACGTCGACAAAATAGATTGTATATTTTTGGAGACTTTGCTGATGGTGATATTAAAGAAGGTGATTATATAGTAGCTGAAGTTTACACAGAAGTTAATGACAGTGATCATACTTCAATATTTAATGACATGTTTGTAAAAGAATATACTACTGCTTTAATTAAACAACAGTGGGGACAAAACTTAATTAAGTTTGAAGGCATGCAATTACCAGGAGGAGTCATTTTAAACGGAAGACAGATATATGATGATGCAACCGCAGAGATAGCAACTCTTCGAGAGAACTTGAGATTAGAACATGAATTTCCACCAGACTTTTTCGTAGGATGATATGTCAACAAATTTATATTTCAGTCAAAAAGTAAGATCAGAGCAGAACCTCTATGAAGATATAGTCATTGAGGCGTTGAAGACCTATGGTCAAGACGTATACTATTTGCCAAGAGATATTGTAAATGAAGATAAGATACTCGGCGACGATCCTGTATCAAGCTTTAACTCATCTTACATGCTTGAAATGTATATTGAGAATACCGAAGGATTTGAAGGTGAAGGAGATCTATTCACTAGGTTTGGCGTAGAGATAAGAGATGAGGCAACATTTGTCGTATCAAGGAGAAGATGGGCAGATACTGTTGCAAGGTATGATAATGAGATAACTGTTCAAAGACCTGCTGAAGGTGATGTAATTTATCTTCCTTTAAGTAAATCTTTTTTTCAAATAACACATGTAGAACATGAACAACCGTTTTATCAGTTAAGTAATCTTCCAGTATTTAAGATGAGATGTCAACTATATGAATACACCGGTGAAAATATGGACACCGGTATTGATGAGCTCGATGATCTTGAAGGTAAATATGCTTACAAGTACGTACTTACGTTGGACAATACCCGAGATAGTGCACAGGCTAGTGCTACGTTGAGTTCAGGCGCACTTCAAAGTCTTAACATTACTGATAGCGGAAATAATTATTTTACTAATGCTCCAACAGTTACAGTAATTGATTCAAATGGTGTTGGTGCTGCAATCGTAGCCACGATCGATAGTAATAATGGTAAAGTAAATGGACTCACTTTAACTAATCCTGGAACTGGATATTCAAATCCTACTATAAAATTTACCGATCCTAATCCTACTACGTTTCAGGTTGGTGAGACTATAACAAGCCCAAGCGGTGATACCTTAATGCGTGGAGAAGTCGTTAAGTATTCAGACTCAGATGATAAGTTACATATTATTCATGCAGGTGCTGATGATGGTAAGTATCACACCTTTGCTGCTAATAAGCATGTCGTTGGTTTAAAATCTGGTGCCGGTGGAGTTATAACACTTGTAGTTGAAGATAACCAACTTTCAAATAATGAACAAAATGCAGACTTTTCAACAGGTGCAGACTTTATTGATTTTAGCGAGTCTAATCCATTCGGCGATGTGAGTAATAACTAATGTTTGGTGGTCACTTTTATCATTCTAAAACTAAAAAGGCGGTAGCGCTGTTCGGCAGGCTTTTTAATAATATATATGTTATAAGACAAAATTCGTCTGGTGCTGTTATAAGCCAACTTAAAGTTCCACTATCATATGCGCCAAAGCAAAAATATCTTGAAAGAATAAGAGAAAATCCAGACTTAACAGAAGATACACAAGTTGCGCTTAAGTTGCCAAGATTATCTTTTGAGATCACTTCTATTTCATATGATGCGCAAAGGCAATTAGCTAAGGTAGGTAACTTTACCACTAATTCTTCCACTGGAGAAAACACTAAGAGACAAAGATTCTTTAACCCTGTTCCGTATTCAATAAACTTTCAGTTAAACGCTTATGCTAAATCACAAGATGATGCATTACAGATTGTAGAACAAATACTTCCAACGTTTAATCCTCAGTACGCAATGACTATAAAACCTTTTGCTACAGAATTTCCTAGCTTTAAAGAAGACATTCAAGTTATAATACAAGGAGTGTCTTTTTCAGATGACTTTGAAGGAGCTATGGAACAGCGAAGAACGATAATTTACAGTATGGATTTTGAAATGAAACTAAGTTTTCATGGTCCAATCACAGACACTAGCATTATACGTGATGCTAGAGCAAAAGTATTTGATATTAAAGCTGGTCTTCAAGATTCAGATGTTGGATTAGAAACAATAATTGTTACACCTAATCCATCTGATGTTATAGGATTAGACGATAGTACTTTTGGATTTTCAACCAATATTTTAGATAGTGCGAGTTAAAAAATGTATGAATATAGATGTAAAGTAGTAAAGATAATTGATGGTGACACAGTTGACGTCGATATAGACTTAGGTTTTGGAGTGTGGATGCATAAGGAAAGAGTAAGGCTTTTTGGAATTGATACTCCTGAATCCAGAACTCGTGACTTAGAAGAAAAAAAATATGGATTAGCTGCAAAAAAGTTTTTAACTGGAATGTTAGATGATGACGGTGGCATAATATTAAAAACACATAAAGATAAAACTGGAAAATTTGGCAGAATATTAGGTGAGCTTTGGAGAACTACTAACTATGCTGATCAGTCTATAAATAACTATATGATTGATAAACACCATGCAGTGATGTACTTAGGTCAGTCAAAAGATGATATACAAGAGCAACATATAAAAAATCGAGAGTTTATTACATTAGATGAGTGATAAAAAAGACATAGATAAGTTCTTTCCTCCAGAAGAAAAGAATATTGATAATGACTATAAGTATTCTAGAGATACTTACTATGAGCTCGTAGAAAAAGGTAAGCAGAGCCTTGAGCTTATGATTGAGGTTGCTAGAGAAAGTGAGCATCCACGTGCATTTGAGGTATTATCTGGCATGATTAAGAATATATCTGATGTTAATGATAGACTAATGGACTTAAATAAAAAGAAGAAAGATATTGAAAAGAAAGACGAGATCAAAAAGATTGCCAATACTACAAATAATCTTTTTGTAGGGTCTACGACTGAGCTGCAAAAGCTACTTAAGAATGAATCGGATATAGTAAATGTCACTCCAAAACAGGAATGAAAACTATCTAGGTAATCCAAATATTAAAAAAGACGGTATTACCTCCAACTTCACAAAAGAACAAGTACTTGAATACGCAAAGTGTATGAAAGATCCTGTGTACTTTGTTGAACGATATGCTAAGATTATATCACTTGATAAAGGTTTAGTTTCTTTTAAGTTATATCCATATCAACAAAAGATGTTTAAGCAATTTGAGTCACATCGATTTAATGTGGTTCTGGCATGCAGGCAATCTGGAAAATCAATATCAGCGTGTGGATATCTCTTATGGTTTGCTTTATTCCAGTCAGAAAAGTCAATTGCCGTACTAGCAAACAAAGGCGC